GGTTCCAGATGTGCATCCAGTCACCATATTGGCGGTCAATGCGTTGGCCACCAATCTCAACCTCAACTTGAGCGATGAGTTGCTCACCGGGGTAATCTAACCAACGAGCATAGACGGCGTTGTTACCGGAGGTAACGTTGCTGGCATTGCCCATAAGTTGGTTAATCTCAGGAAGAGTCACCTGAAGGTATGTGCGGTAAGCAAGGTCACCGTTGCGGCTGATGATGCAGGTAACGCGGCGGCCGAAGTCGGCTTGACCGTTGAAAGTTTGCTCAATTGACTCAATAGCAAAGTTTGTGTAGCGTCTGTAAGTTACTTTCCAGAAAGTAATTTGAGGGTTACCCGTAAGGTAAACGTCTTGGGCGCCATAGGCAACAAGTTGCATTAATCCACCTCCCATAGTTATAATATTGCTAAAGAAAAAATTTTTTGGGAAATTAAATTAATTAACTAAATTAATTAATTTAATTGCATACTACATGTTTACGATAAAATCTTATTCATATCAAAATTGCCCTTCATGAATGAAAGTAGATAAGAATCTAATAAAACCTCTTTTTTCCCCTCGTGATTTTTGGTAAAAATATAAGAATCATTTCTTTTCTTAATACTCCACCCATCGTTAATTGCATTGAATAAGAATAGCATTTTTTGAAATTTAATATTGTCAATCTTAATGTCGCAATTTTGACCGTTTTCATTTTCAATATTTACTCTTAATTCAATTTCACTCATTTATTTAATTTCTAGAAAAGTAAAATGCGGTTTTAACTTGAATCCTCCTAAAATGCAAAACAATCTCAAAAATATATATTTGCTTTAATAAACTATTAAATAAAATATAATTATAAATATTAGATTACTAAATATGCCTTCGTTTAAGCCCAAAACTGTAAAAAAAATAAAGGTAAATAAAAAAACTTCAACAACATTAGATGGAAAGCACAAAGAGTTTGTGAATGAATTTAATAAGGATGAAAATGATAGAATACCAAAATTAAAAGAAGAAAAAGCTTCAATAAAAGCTATTCTTGAAAAAGAACAAAAACAAGAACAGAACAATGAGGAGAAGACTCTTACTATTGAACAAATCATGGATTATCAGGACAAATTGAGAGACATAACGGCGGAAATAAAAACTCTAAAGTCCAAAAGGGTAGAATACTTTTTAGATAATTCTAAATACATATTTGATTATTTTGAAAATAAGAAGGATATTTCTATAGGAAACACTGTAACAAATAAAAATAAAAAATTGGAATCATTTTTTAAAATTAACCCTACTGCAAATAATTCCAATATGATTGAGAGTAAAAACAACAATATCTTTCAAAAGTATTTGAGCAATATAGATGAGACATTTTTAGATATAAATTCTTTTTTACGCCCAACAGATGTGTGTCAATCTTGTTATAAAGGAGAATTAATTCCCATGGATGATGAAGGCGTTTTAATTTGTAATGTGTGTTTTAAGAATGTTCAATACTTGATTGAAAATGAAAAACCTTCTTACAAGGAACCTCCAAAGGAAGTGTGTTTTTATGCATATAAAAAAATTAATCATTTTAAAGAGATTTTGGCTCAATTTCAAGGAAAAGAGACTACTCAAATACCGGCCGAAGTCATTGAAAATCTTAAATATCAAATTAAAAAAGAGAGAATTGAATGCATCAAATTAACTTATTATAAAACCAAAGAACTGTTGAAGAAACTTGGTTATAACAAGTATTATGAACACATAAATTTTATTAAGGACAAGTTGGGCATTAAACCACCAATTATCTCTCAAGAGTTAGAAGAGACATTATGCAATTTCTTCATGGAGATTCAATACCCTTATGCTAAGCATTGTCCAGACTATCGTGTAAATTTTTTGCACTACTATTATGTTCTTTATAAGTTGTTTGAATTACTGGATGAAACACAGTATCTTCCAGAAATTCCAATGTTAAAGGATAGAGAAAAACTAATAGAACAAGACACTATATGGAAAAAGATTTGCGAGGAATTAGATTGGGAATTTATTGCTACAATCTAGCGTCTTCTTGACTTTCTTGATTTTCTTGACTTTTTTGACTTTCTGGTTCTTCTTCTTTTTCCTCCGTGTCCAAGGTCACCAAATGAAGTAGCAACATTTGAAAAACTGTTTTCACTAGATGCATCACTAGCAGCGGTGGTATTATTGGTTGACTCAATTGTGTCTTCATCTGCAGCAGCATTAAATTGTCCTAATAAATTTGCGGTAACCTGTCCAGAAGCTGTGGATGTTGTGACTCTATCACTTATGATTGATTCTGAAGTAGTATTATTGCTTGGTTCATCATAATCATCTAAATCGTGCAATGAACTGTTTGTTGAGATATCCGACAGGGGGGTTAATTGTCCTCCACGTCTTTTACTACTTTTCTTGACGCGTCTTCTATGAGATTTTAGATTTTTTCTTGACCTAGCCATTATTTCAAGTATATAATAATACAATAAATTTTAATTATCGTATTATTAGATTATCACATTATTAAATTGAATAAAAGTTAAAGCCCACCCGGGAAACCCACAAGATTAGCGCCGATGCCAAAACCAGCACCAGAGCGAGTGGTGACGGCAATGCTAGGGACATAGGTGTCCAAAATGCTAAATGTGGCGGCGGCGGTTAACGCAAGTAAAACAATTTCCTCAATGTTTAAGGAGCGTTTAGGGATAGCGTAGGCGGCAATGGCGACCATTAAACCTTCCACTAAATACTTGATGACTCTTTTGACAAGCTCGGCGATATCAAACATCTATATTAAATAAAAAGAAAAAAATATATTGTGCGATAAAAAAACTTAAAATCAATATATGTCTAAATTATAAAATGGTAGTTCATTCAAAGGTAAAAAAGCCCGAAGGTTTTGAAGATGAAACATCCGGGTTTGAAAAGAAAACCAGTAAAACAGGAGAAATAAATCCTAAATATGTAGATGTTTTGGACGAAGATAAGCCTATTGCCGGACAAAAGTTTGTCTGCATTTCTTTTATCTCTCCTGAAAAAATTATTAAGCAAAAAGAGTTGTTCTTTTTTGAGGAATTCCTAAAGAAGTGGGAGTTTTCAAAGAGCATGGAGAAGTTTATTCAGTTTTTAAATTTTATTAGTTACAAGTATAAGTTAACATTTGATGATATTTCAAAGGATTTTAAGGAGTTTTTGACTGAAGAACAAGCCGGATTTGTTGATGGTGGAATGGAAGCCGATTACAAGACTTTCTTAGACCAGAACGAGGAAGACCTTGAGAATGCCTTTAATACCAAGAATAGTTTCCAAACTTCTACTCGCGGAATTAAGGTTCGTGGAGCTTATCCTACCATGGAAGAGGCCGAGTTGCGTTGCAAGATGTTGAGAGAGTTGGACCCCAATCACGACGTATTTGTTGGACCCATTGGATTGTGGATGCCTTGGGACCCCGAGGCTTACAAGACTGGTCGTGTTGAGTATATGGAGGAGGAATTGAATCAGTTGATGCACGAGAAAAATAAGAATGAGAATTTTGCCAAGTCTGCATTTGACCAACGCGTCAAGGAGACCAAGAAGAAGGCTATTGAGGAGAACATCAAGTTGGCTGAGAAGACCGGTGCCACTCTTACGCAAACTATTGATGAGGAGGGCAATCTTATCGGCGTGAGTAACATGAACACTCAAGAACGAGCATTAAATGACCAAGAGACTATTTCTTCTGCTGATATTAGTGCAGAGTTGTTTGAGGGAGAAAATATTATTGTTGGCAAGACTGACAATGGTCAAAGCGAGCTTCTAAGCGGTCCTTTTGCTATTAAGGATAAGAGCGAGTAGCGAGAATGGCTTTTTACCAATTGCTCTCTCTGAATTAAAAAAAATACATATATCTAAAAAATGTTTTTTCACATTCAACATTTTTTAGATATATGTATTTGAATGTGAAGAAAGAATTATAAAAGCTGTGAAATTTTTTCAGTAACATTAGTTTTATCTTCGGCAGTCATAATTTTTTTAAATTCATCAGTATTAACATAATTATCAAAAAATATTTTAATTTCTTCGGGGCTTTCAAACTTGTATTTTTCATTAATTTCAAATAATTTGTTGCCCAATAAAAATGTTCTTTTTCCAAAATTTACGTTAAACTTATCCCATTTATTTTTTAATAATTCTGACCTAAAAAAACTAGAATAAAATATTAAAAATCTAGAATCGCTATTGTTTGTAACTGCCGATGTTTGCACATATAGACCTAAATTTTGAAATATATAATTAGAAACTATTATTGAAGAAAAACTATTATCAGTTTTGTATGAATTTAACGAATGATTATTGAATGTATCATCATCACTGCCATCTTTTTGCCAAGGAAAAAAGAATGAATCAATTAAATTTGGACAGCTATCTTTATATTTGTCTAAAATATTTAGAGTGTCAATATAACTATCTTTATCCGTTTGAGATGAAATATTTGCTAAAGTTGTTAGAAAATTTAATCTAAGTAAAAGATATGTTATAAATATTCCCAATGCCAAAATAAATTGACTTGCAATAGGCATTCTCGTTACAAATTTATCTAACAACGAATTTGTCTTAAAAAATACTGATATATATATTAAAATTATTAAAAATGTAAAACCGTATATACCAAATGATAAAAGTGTGCCTATCATGTTATATATATATTATGCGTATAAAAAAGAAAATGTGCTTTTAATTTTAATAAGCACATTTTCAGAAAGGGGATTAGTTACCACTTTGTCTTTTTGACGCTAATTTTGGGACCTTGTCCACGTTTTTTTGCGTTATTTGGGTCATATTTTTCGTCTTCTTCATCCGAGTTGATATCTTTGCTAAGTTCCCAGAATTCTTTTGACCCCAATTTGAAATCATTGTGCGAGTCTGCTTTATACCAGAATACTTGTTCGTGCAATCTATTGGATTTTGCGTTATTATTAATAACTAAGCACTCATAATTTTCTGTGCACTGGTCCATGACCTGACAAAACGACTCAAAAGTTGGAAACATCCCTGCATAATTCTCATAGATACGTTTTCTATTTGCAATGTATGGTTCTCTCAAAATAAAAACATAATCTATATTGGTTCTCAGTGTGGGGGGAATGCCCAAAGGATATTGCATTGTGATGATAAGCATGATTTTCCAATGTCTCCCGTTCATGAAGAGAAGACGCATCATTTTATCGCGAGTCCATGTTCCATCATAAAGACAATCATCAAGAATTACAAATGCTCTTGGGTCAATTGTACTGCGTTTAAAAGTTTCCATCTCTTTTTTAATCTGTTTTAAAACAGACTTTTGTCGCTTCAAAATATTCTCAACAATTGCAGTGTTGTATTCATTGTGAATAAAGAGTTTTGGGACCATTTTTCCATAGAAACCGTTACCTTCTTCTGTTCCAGCTACAACAACACCAATAGGAATGTCTTGATGATAATATAACAAGTCTCTTACAAGGAAAGACTTGCCGGTATCACGACGACCAATTAAGACAACAACTGGGCCTTTAGATTCATTTGGTTTAAAACTAATAGTTTTCATATCAAATTTCTTGAGTTCTAAAGTCATATTACTGTTACTTTAGAAAATTCATTCAAATTGGAAAACGCATTGTCTAAATTAAAAGATAATTCTTGGCAAATGAGTTAAAAAATAGTATAATTAATATATTATTTAGCTAATGGACAATACTACTCTTAAAATTCATTATGAGAAGAGAAAGAATTCCGAATTGTTCAAGTCTCTTCAAAAAGAGGATTTAACTTTTCTCTCTGAGTTGCAAAACTACATCCCCATTTACAAGAGATTTTTCTTATTGAATGAGACAAATTACAATTCAGTGAACTTGAATAATGCATGGTTTTTAACAACGGTGAAATCTGGTGTAGCTGATAACAAAAATTTATACAACTGTGCAATTCAAGAAATTGAAAGCGGAAAAACAAAGAAAAAACAGGTATTTTTTAAAATGGCTCCATTACTAGACCCCTTTAAATACTTAATTGGAAAATATAATATAAATGACCCGACGCTTTTCAAGTTGCCAAAATTAACTTCTGATATTGGAAGTGTTCATCCTAAGTTATTAGATACCAACAATTCTGCCTACATTGATGGGTTTTTCTCTTTTCTCTCAAGTAAGCTTATTTATAACTATGATTTTATAAATGGAGTTGATTATTACGGGTCTTTTTTGGGAATTAAAAATAATTTCAAGCTAAACATTGTTGATGATTTGGATTATTTTTGCAAGTCTGATTTTTTCAATAAACACAAGAATATCAAGTTCCAAGTTGAAGATTACAGTTTCTTATATGAAGAAGACAAACCCGATGTAAAACCACCCATCAAAATAGACCACAATCTTAGTAATAAATCTACATTGTCTATTAAATCAATTGACAATTCTATGTTTGAAGACATTTTTTCATCAGCGCCACGCGAATTCATCGGGCTTGATGACTTGAAAGAAAATAACATAGAATTACTTGATATTACAGATTGTGATTCTTTTAACACGAGAGAAATGAAAACAACTACTATAAAATCATCTTCCACTTGTTCATCTAGAACATCTCACACATCTAATGGTGAAAATAGTAAAGGGTCATCGTCGTGCAATAATTGTGAAGAAGAAGAAAAGACAGAAGATGACGAAGAAGATAACTGGACTGATGACAATTCAAGTTCAAGTTCAAATTCAAATTCCAACGAGTCATGCGAAGAACAACAAATTTTTGCAACTATTCCTGAGTTTCCAGTGCAGGTTATATGCATGGAAAATTGCGAAAACACTTTTGATGATTTAATTATGACCAGCGAGTTAACGCATGGTGAATGGTTTTCAGCATTGTTACAAATAATAATGATATTAATAACCTATCAAAAAGCCTTTTCATTTACTCACAATGACCTGCACACAAATAATGTTATGTACAACTCTACTGATGCAAAATATATTTATTATTGTTATAAAAAGACGTATTACAAGGTTCCCACGTATGGTCGCATTTTTAAAATGATTGATTTTGGAAGAGCTATTTATAAATTTGATGGCAAGTTGTTTTGCAGTGATAGTTATCAACCTGGGGCAGACGCTTCAACGCAATATAATACTGAACCATATTTCAATGAAAAGAAGTCGCGTTTAGAACCCAATTATAGTTTTGATTTGTGTCGTTTAGCTTGTTCCATTTTTGATTATGTTATTGATGATTTAGATGAAGTAGTTGATTTTGATAAATGCGAACCCATTGTTAAGCTAATTTATGAATGGTGTTTAGATGACAATGGCATAAATATCCTTTATAAGAATAATGGTGTAGAGAGATATCCCGACTTTAAGTTATACAAGATGATTGCAAGATGCGTTCATCACCATACTCCCCAAGCTCAGCTTGAGAGAGAAGAATTTAAAGTATTTGTTACAACAAAGTCTAATATTCCTCAAAATGAAACTGTAGTAAATATAGATAATATTCCAAATTTTTCATCTGAAACAACCTTTATTTCTAACGTTGGTGTTTAAATTTTAAAGTTATTTTATTTGTATTAAATAAAATGACTTTTACTCCAGATAACTTTGGGTTTATAATCACAAGACATGTAAATTCAGAAACAACAAATAAGTATTGGAACGAATGCATTCGTCATATAAGAGGGCAGTATCCCTTGAAAAAAATTGTTATAATAGACGATAACAGCGATAAAACATTTTTAAAAGCCGATTATGAATATAGAAATGTAGAATACGTTGATTCTGAGTATCATAGGCGAGGCGAGCTTTTACCCTATTATTACTTTTATAAAAATCATTATTTTGACAACGCGGTTATAATTCATGATAGTGTTTTTATGCAAAAAAGAATTCCATTTGAACATCTTATTAAAAAAGGAATAAAAGTCCTACCATTATGGCATTTTAATAGTGAGAAAAAGGAAAACATTAATAATACAATAAGAATAGTAAACGGTCTTGAAAATAATTACGATATAATGAGTACATTATTGCATAATAGAGAATATGATGTATTAGGTCCAACAAATAAAGAAATATGGAATGGTTGTTTTGGGGTACAGAGTTTTATTAATCGCGATTTCTTGATTGGTTTGAGAAACAAATATAACCTTTTTAACATGTTAAACTTTATAAATTCACGGTCTGATAGATGTTGTTTAGAGAGAATAATGGGCATTATATTTTTTGTTGAATATTTGAGAGCATTAAAAATCCCTTCGTTGCTTGGTGATATAAAACAATACTGCGAATGGGGTTATACCTATAATCAGCATTGTGAGAATATTCGCAATAAAAAAATACTACGTTTGCCCGCAGTAAAGGTTTGGAGTGGGAGATAAATTATTTTAAAAATAGTTATTATGTTATTATTTAAAATTTAATACTACATAATATGTATGAGCGAAGAAACAGTTGTTTCTAAATTTAACAATAAAAATTATATTTCTAATTTTTTAAAGCTTCTTACTCTAACGAGTCCTAATAGGGTTTTGCCTGTAAAAGAAGAATTGTATGAAATGGAATGCAAACTCAATAAAAATCAAACAGAATTTACTGACAACGAAGATTGTTCCACAGTTGCGTTATCATCAAACCCTAGTTCATTCAGCAGTAATGAAAGCGCCGAAGAGTATTATTCAAATAAAGAATATTCATTTGAACCGAATAAGTTTAAGTACATCTCTGTCTTGGGTTCTGGGTCATTTGGAACCGTTCTTTTGGCTCAATATGAATCTCGCGAGTATGCTATAAAAAAACTTCCAAAAAATAGAATTACCACTGAAGAATTTGAACAGATTATGGTAGAAAAGAAGATTCTTATGGAGATGGATAATCCTTTTGTATTGGGACTATGCGGAACTTTTCAAACAAATAATGAATTATGCTTTGTTACTGAAGCATTGGAGCATGGAGAATTGTGGCACGCTATCCACGATGGGAACAAACTAACTCATGAAGAATGCGTCTTTTATGGAGCATGCATTGTTCTAGGGCTTGATTTTATTCATAGTAAAAATATTGTATATCGCGATTTAAAACCAGAAAATATTATGATTGCTTCAAATGGATGTCCAAAAATTATAGATTTTGGTTTAGCAAAACAATTGCCTTATCTTAAGCGAGGTGATGATGGATTTATACGTAGCTACACAAAATGCTATACTTTATGCGGAACTCCAGAGTATGTTGCTCCAGAAATAATTTTAAGAAACGGTTATGATGGTGCAATAGACGTTTGGGCTCTAGGAGTAATGCTTTATGAGATGATTTTTAGGAGAACACCATTTGTTGATGGAAAAAATGAAAAGGACATTACGGTAATACTAACTAATATAGTGCTGTGTGGAAAAAATGGGATTGCAATTTCAAAAAAAATAGACCAAAGAACAGACGGAACACCAAATGCTCGCAATTTAATTACTCAATTGTTAAATGGTGATAAAATAGAGAGACTTGGTAAAAATAATACAATTAATAGTCTTCTTAACCATCCTTATTTTTTATCAACTAATATAAACTTTGACGATTTATATAACCAGACTATTCCTGCGCCAATAATTCAACCACTGCTTATTGGTCGTGATATTGAAACCTTAAAAGATGTAGAGGAATATACCGGAGACCAAGATATATTCAAAGATTTTTGATAGAGTTTTTGTTTTTATGTGGATTCTGCTTTGACATCTTCTAAGCCCAAAGGCATTCTCATTACATAAATATCCTCCACGGCATAAAGAACACACTTTTCACGACGAGCAAAGCTATTGAAATAAACAGTGTCAAATGTTTCAAATTGGTATCCAAAAGTGCAATCCAAATCATATGTCACAGGCTTGCCGGCTTTTAAGTGTTTCAAAATTGTCAAGTCAGCCGCACGGATAGCAACACCATAGCAATTAAGATAAACAACTTCATCGGTTTCCGGGAGATGCATAATGTACTTTCCATTTGTCTTGAGCCGACTATCCACCCTATTATCTGTATTAATTTTTACTAGACCCGGTCCCGCCAAGGTAAACATGGGTTCTTGAACTTGGATTTCTTCCGCCATCATCTTTTTGAATTTGAAATTAATTATATTTTTATTTACCGCTTCAATTTTTTTTGGAATTCAAAAAAAAATTGAATTACTTTTCAAATTTTTTGCGAGACTTAAAAATCATCCAATTTTCAATCATGAACTGTGCTATCATGCCAAACCTACCTGTGAATATTGTGAATCGCATCATAAGGGAGGCGGCAATTTTACATGGAGAGAAAAGTATTCCCAAGTTTACATTCAGCAAGGCCAAGCAGCAATACATTTACAGAGCCAAGTTTCGCAAGAGGTATTTGAAAAAGTTTGCGAATGTGGAGCGGCTGCTTCGTTTCAAAGTAAATAATCCGCCAGAGTTCACGTTGATTCTTCCTACGACATGGACGACCCCTTTTATGGAGCTCAACAAATTCCGCGACTGTCTCCAGACGCCGGAAGAGAGACATGCAACCGTGTCGCGCATGAGACCTGCGACAATCGTAAAGTTTCCCCTCGTAATTACAAGGCGCCCCCACTCTTGGTATGAGGATGAGATTGTGGAGGAGCGCAGCAAGTATTCTTACTGTACCTTTGAAAATGGTCATGTCTTTATTAAAAAAAATGAAAGTGATGAAGACGACGATGACTATATGTATGGATATTCTGTCTTTTATCGCGGATACATTTCTCTAGATGGAAGCACATTTCCCATCTTTGATATGCCAGTGTCTTTACACAATTACCAAGAAACACCAGACCAAAACCCACACGGAATTGACAATTGCACTCAAATAAAGTACCTAGAGAAAGAACTGGGTCCAAAAGTGCGCATTATACGCGACAGTCAAACCAATTATGAGGTTTACGATGAGGCGACACAGAAATGGAATTGGAGTCAGGAATACTCCTTTACACCTCAAGAGGCCAGGTTTTTGGTTCCCTATTACGAGGAACCAGAGCCGGATTACGGCTATTATAGCGATTAGAAAATTATCTATAGTTATTTTAGACATGCGAAAAAAAATACAAAAAGGAGGCGTTCTTATAAAAACAAATCCAGAATCAGCAATAAATTTTTTTATTGAAAATTGCAGAGAAATTGTTTGGTTAAGAGCAACAGGAAACTCAGCAAGTGGTGTAATATTTACATGCACTTTGAACGAAGGAATTGAATCTCCGTATGAAATGATTCGTTCAACTGATTTTAAATCACCTGTTAAAAAAATACTTATAAAAATTGTTGGGATTGATTCGGGGGTTCACGATGAAACTGGCGATGAAGACGAGGTTAAAAGCTGGAGTGTTCCATCTGTCTTTGCATTAGTATCTAAAAAACTAGAAGAGGAAGAAACCTTTAAAAAAGAAATAAATATACAAACTGATATATTTTTAAAGACTATTTCCTATTTAAATCCATTGTGTCCAGCACCAATTTACGCATCTATTAAAAAAGATAAAGCTAATGCGCGGGATTTTATATCCAAGTTGAAGATTCCTTCTGGAACTAATGTCACAACTATTAAAATTTTAGATGGAATTATTGCAAACATTGATGCTGGTTCAATCCCATATTTAGGTATTTTAGGAATGGAAATAGCAGATGGTTATGATACATTCTACGATTTTTACCGGTATACCCCCACTGCTAAAATAAGAATTTATGAAAATATGATAAGATTAAAAAATATAGAATTGGCGTTAAAAACAGGTTATTCTCAGGGTGATTTTCACACTGGAAATATGTTAATAAATCCGTCTGTTACTGGTTACTATGCAGGAATTCCAGGAAATGCACTAATAATAGATTTTGGTTATGCAAATAAAATACCGGCAGAAAAGTTGCAAGAAATAAAACAACTAGTATCTGAGAATAAATATGCTGAGGCTTTAAAAATATTTAATACACTTGTTCGTTCAGATAACCTACTATTAAGTGAATATCCAAATTTTTACGGATGGTTGTCTTATAATTTTGACAATGTAACTAATCTGGATGTTGTATATGATATGCCTCATGAACTTGCGGAAGAAAATGTAAAATTACTTGCTTTAAAACAGGCAGAAGAGACTGCAACAGATGAAAGAATTGCGTTTTATAATGATTCATCACATAGCGGAGAGAGAGATAAATATCCTTTACTGCCATTATCAAACGCAGTAAAAAATAGTTTATTTGAAGGTATGCTTAGCGGTGGAAAAAGGAGAAACTTAAAAAAAAGCACTAAAAAATATAAAAAACAAAGGAGATACAAGTCAAGAAGACGTTGTGGGTAAATTAAAATCCCGGATTATCAGTGAAAACAGCTGGATTTACAACAGCATTTTCACCACCATCTTGAATAACCGGTTTCAATTGCTCAACTACAAATAAGCCAACAACCACGCTAAAATAGACTAGGAGAGAATCGCGAATCAAAAATTTAAGTGGCTTGCTTTCCTTATCTATAAAGCGCATTTCAATAAACTTAACAACAAAATAAACAAATGATATTATTCC